GAGCCATTCAACTTCCTTTATTTATTTTTAATAAACCCGTTCTCTAACATTCTGTTTTGAGCAGCTACTTGTACTCTAGACCGTTCTGCTGGGTCTTTAATAGACTTAGTCTGTTCCATAAAAGCTTCATAGTTCTTACGACTAGCAGCATCAGCTTTAGAAGTATAAACAAACTTACCTGTAGTAGCTTTAGCTTCAGGTTTAGCACCTGGTTCTTTTTCAAGACCAGCAAATGTTTTAGAAAGTTCTGCTTGTTCTGAACTTAGATCTTGGACACTACCAGTTAAATCTGCTTTCCTATTAGATAGTAAGGCAATTTGATCATTAAGGAATTTAGACTCTTGAGCACGTACTTCTTCGTCATCACTAGAAATAGCATTACCTTTAGTATCAAAATATAAGTTACCTTTGTCTAGTTCTAGTTTACGAGTAGTGTAGTCATCAATTGTTTTATCAACTTCAGCTAATTGTACTTTAGATGTATCTAGTTTTGTTTTAACTTCATCTTTAAGAGCTTCATAAGTAGCTTTCTTCTCAGCAAAAGCTTGCTTACTTTGTGATAGAGTAAGACGACGTTCTTTAAGATTTCTATTAAGAGCTTGCTCACGATTCTTATCAGTTTGAAATTCTCTACGAAGATTTTCAGTTTGATTAGCTCGTTGTTGTTTACCAGCTTCAGTTAACATTACTTTCTGTAAAGCAATTTGATCTTTACTAGAAATAGCTGCTTCCCTTGCTTGGGTTGCATAAGCAACACGCTCACTAGGAGGTAAAGCTACCTCTTCATCAATGTCAATACCATTAGCACTTAAGTCTAACAACATACGTTGCCAAGCTGCTTCAGGATTTACATTTGGATTTTTAATAGCATTTAAGTAACCATTGGCTTGGCTACCAACGTAATCAGTTAGTTTTTCAGCTAACTCTAGATGTGTTTTTTGAGCATCATCAGCAGCACTTTTAAGTTTGTATGATTTCATTTCATACTTGTCTGCTTCATCATGAAGACCAGCTTTACGCATTTCCATAACAGCTTGTTTAACTTGATCTACTTTAGCTGTAGCTTGATTAACTCTAGTTTCTGAATTATCAAAAGCAGACATTAAAGTGCCTTGAGCAGGAACTTGTTGTTGAGGCTGCTCCATAGGCATTTGCTCAGGAGTCATACCCATTGGTTGCATACCACCAAGGTCAGTAGCACCCTCTTGAGGTTGCATACCCATAGGACCCATTTGAGGTGTGGACATACCACCTAAGCCTGTTAAACCTTCTTGAGGAATCATACCTTGAGGTTGTTGAGGAACAAAGTCTCCTGGAACATTAGGAGTAGGCATTTGTGCAACTAGTCCTTGACCTTGACCTACAGCTGGTGGTTGATACTGCTCAGAAGCTTGATCTTCTAGTATTTGATTAGCTATTTTAGTTTTAATAGCACGAGCTTGAGCTTCTTCATCACGAATACGCATTAACTCTGCTAGTTTATATTTATTTTCTTCTTCTAGCTGACGTTTCATTCTGGTGTCAATAGCACCTTGTTGGCCTGCGTATATATCTGACATTAAAATTGGCATAATTTTTCCTTAGCTTGAACCCCAGTTTGGACCTACAAGACCACCACCCATATTAGCTGGGCCTTGATAATTACCCATACCTATATTAGTATTCATAGGAGCGTAGCTTGTAGCACCTGGAGAATAGTTACTAGGAGCACTATTCATAATAGTACCTCCACCACTTGTACCATTTCCACTAGTGCTAGTAAAGATATCTCCTATAGCACCGATAGCTTGACCCCAAGCTTGGTCTTGTAAACGTCCTTGAGAAGCACCAAGTTGGTTAGCACTTGCCATACTTAATGGAGCCTGTGTAGCACCAGATAAAGTAGAATACTGATTATATAAGTCTTGATAAGATTTAGTAAAGAAATCTTGACCTAAATTACCAAAAGCTATTTGCTCTGCTCCAGACTGTACCTGACCAGTACGAGCTAAGTTTGCTCTTAAAGCACGTTCACCTGATGCCATGCCTTCTGTATAAGGAATAGAACTCTTAACCATTCTAGCAGCTTCAGCAGGATCATTCATCAAAGTATTTAACTTAGTAGCATAAATACCCCTTGAGGCTCCAAATGGATCATAGTAAGCACCACTAGCTATGTTGCCTTGTTGAGTACTAGTAGTCGATGAACCACCACCGCCACTACCGCCTAGACTTCCTATAGCAGAACCTACTTGGCCTACTTTAGCTAAAACAGGATTACCAGTAACAACACCAGCTATTCCTGCTACTTTACCAACAACTCCTGCTACTTTTTTAATAGCTTTAAATAATCCCATGATAATACCTTTTTAATTAGTTGTCGCCAACAGTTAAATCCATTTCCATAGCAGCTAAACGAATGAATGTTGCATCATTATTAAATAGTTCATAAGCCCTACGACGAGTAACACCATTCTGAAATAGTACAGGACGAGAGTCACTTAAGTTTACATTACGGTACATAGACCATCTTTGATAGTCATCATCAGTATGTCTAATTCTAAGAACAGTATCATTTTTATCACCAATCATTTCAACACGAATAATTGTTTTACGGTACTGTGTATCAGCATCTATAAGAGGAGAAACCAACCTAAAGTTAATAACGCCATCAGCATCTATATAAGTATTTTGGTCAAGTTTATATAACTCACCATTAACACTGTCTTGTAAATAAGAATGCCCATCTAAAGAAGTTGCATAATTACCTACAAAGTATTGCTCAACATCATTCTGAACAGAAGACCAGAATGTCCAAATTTTCTCATCAATATCATACACAAATGTAAGATCAGAATCAGGTAAAGTTAATATATACCAGCTATGACCATTATATTTAATACCAGTAGCTCTACAATTTTCACAAGTATCTGCATCTAAATACTTATCAATAAATTGATTAGATACTTTAATTGGAGATATACCATTAAGAAGGTAAACACCTTTACCTGCTGTATTTGACTGACCCACCCACGCTAGTGTCTGTTCAAATTTAACAAGTGAGTTACCATTAGCACATCCAATCTCAAGGTTAGCTGAAGCGTTTGATAATAAAGGTGAACCTGTTGAAGTACCAACATCATAAAAGAACTGCATAGACCACTGATTAAAAGCTACAATGTAGTTTAAGTGACTGGATATACCTGTTGCTAAGTCTGGTTGACTTGTTGTAGATACATAGTTAAGAGCATTCCATGTTGTAGGATCTGCAGGATCTGACGTATAGATTCTACCATCTACGTTCATAACTGCTACATATGTGTCTAAATAACCTACACCTGGAACTAAGTTTGTAGGAAAAAAAGGAGTAGTAATCTCAACTAAACCACCAACTGTTGAATAAACATAACCTTTAGTTTGATTATGAAAAAACAAAAAGTTATTATTAAATGTTGAAGTCCAGTAAATAGGTTTAACAGTACCTGAGATACTACCTATAAGAGTAGAAACACCTGCTTCTACTTTGTAAATAGCATTATTAATACAAGTATATAAGGCTTGATTATAAGCAAAGACACCTTGACCAACGTCAGTAGGTAGAACAGGGTCTACAACTAGATATGACAGTCCAGGCCTTTTAAGAACTTGATCAGCCTCTTTGTAGGCATTGACCATTTTAGCATCTTTAAAAGGATCTGCTTGACGACTCTGTATTGGAAAGGCTAGTGGAAGTCTAACGGTAGGCATGCTGATTCATCCGAACGTCTGGTTGGAAGAAAGTACTATTGTACTCAGTATCCCAAGCCGCTAGTCTATCTTTATATGAGTTTGATCTAGATATTATAGCAGATATTCGTTCAGTTGTCAAGCCATATTCTGAGGCTAATTCAGCAGCTAGGCCCCAACGCAAGGACTGGTACCATTCTGAGGGAAAATCAAATGTTTGATTAGCACTTGTAATATCCTCAATTGGACGTTGAACATTCAAATGTAGTTCATAGTCTTCAGCTGTTGAAGTGTTAGGTGTCAAGAAAACCTTGGCAATACCATGATTGACATAAGGCTTGTAGTACACAGAGTTAATAGCACCTTCACTGAACTTAGAACCTAGGATATTGTACTCTTGTTCAGAGATCAAAGTCATAGGCATATCAATGTACGGATCTACTGATAAGTTACGCAAGAAAGCTTGAATTAAACGAAGTGGTTTATTTGTCACTAAGTCATTAGTACTTTCAGAACCAATACTATAAGAAGTTTGACCTGCTACTAAAGGTAAAACAATTTCTGTAGTTGTCCATAGTTTAATACCATCAGTCATCCAGTCCTTAATCATCATGTTAAGAACAAGACTTGCATTTTCAATAGCAGTAGGATTAGGGTTAGCACCCTCTTCAAGAACACCTAATAAGCGTAGTGAAGCTGAGATAATATCATTTCTTGTTACTGAGAAACTTGTAGTTCCTGATGTTGCCATTTTAAATCCTTTGAATAAAGTTTATCTCTTTAAAGAAAGATACATCCGTTCACCTATTACAAACGACATGCAGGCCCCTGAGAGGTCCAATAAGATAACAGTGATAGCGTGATCTACCTCAGGAGTAAAAACAGCTGCTATCGTTGCAAACCAAATTAAGATAATTGTTACATAACGAAAGCTAGTTCTTAAGTTCGTAACCCATTTATCAGGCTCTCCTACTGGCTTGTCAATCTCTGCTAGTGCTTTAAGTCTTTCTGTTTCAGCTTGCATTAACTGAATACGTTCTGTTACGTTCTGAGGAGTACCACCTGCTCCACCAGAGAACTTAGCGAAGATACCACGAACACCATCTGTTAGTGCTGGAAGTAATGCTGGAAATAGTACTGACCACATTATACAATTCCTTTCAAGTAAGTTGCTTTACCATCTTTGAACCTAGCAGTAAGAACTTCTCTACGCATCTTAGGATCAAAACTAATGTGAACCCAAGTACCTTCGTAGATAAGCTGATCAAACTTAAGATCACTCTTAGCAAGAGTATTAGCAATAGTTAGGGGAGTATGTCCGTAAGCTGTAAAGTCTACAGCATAGCCTAGAGTGTGTGCAGAAGTCTTAGAGCCACCTACAGCCTTGTTTACTGCTGGACTTCTATAACCACTGTTTACTTTAATAGAAACGTTACCTAGTAGTTCTCGAACTCTTTCCATGTGAAAAGCAGTAGTACGAAGAACTTCAACCATCTCTTTAGAAGGTGTATTATCTAAAGGTTTGTTAGTAACTGTAAGTTCCGCAAGAGTAAAGTGCGGAGTCAAGTTCATCGACGGCTCTCTAGAATATCAAATAACTTACTGATCATGTCTTTAAGTTCTTTAATGTCTTGACGGTAATCGTCTTTTGATACGTAGTCCTTAGGCAACTCTTCACGAAGTTTAGCTAAGTCTGCTTTTAGTTCTTGTGATGCAGTCCATAACATTCTTAAGATCCAGCCAAAGACTGAACCTGTTGTCATGATTGCAATGTTAAGTATACCTTGATCCATGAAGAGTTCTCTATTAAATTAATGATACAACAACAAATCCTACTAAGCCACCTAATGTAGTTGCTATCCAATCCCAAAAGTCAGCTGTGTGCTTGTCAGGATGACGGGCATCGTATATCTCTTTTAAGGCTGCAATTACAGCCACCACTAGGATAGAGTAAGCACCAATGAACGGTGTTAATACCGCCGCAATGATGAAACCTGATAGGAAATGCATTTGCTTGTCACAAGGCACTTTGCACACGATGCAGAACTGGCTCAAAAAAGCGTTTACTTTAGCTATCAGGTTTTCCATTGTTATTCCTCTTTAGGTGCGGTTAAAGACTCTTTAAGCAAGTTTACAAATGCAGACTTGCCGACATTAAGCTGGTCTAGGTTAAATTGACTTGTTCCTATCTTACGGTCTAAGTCTGATATGTGGTTGACCATCGCTTGTTGCTGCGGTGTCATGTCTTCATAAACATAATCTACATCGTCAACAGTAATGGTGGTTTTTTTGGTTTCAGCCATTTTGTTTCCTTTGAAATTAAGCAGCTTCTAAGGCAGCCACTTTAGCCTTTAATTCTTCAATCATTGCTTGTTGCTCTTGGATGGCTTTTACTAAAGGCGCTATTAATCCAGTGTATTCAACGCTAAACATTCCATCAGGAGAAACTCCAACAAGTTCTGGGAATATTTCTTTTACTTCTTGAGCAATAAATCCAAAATTACGTTTTGTCGGTTCATCAGATGTTTCTTGAGATTTCCATAAATAATCAACTGCCCGTAATTGTAACAATCTGTTTGTAGAATTTAAATCTTTAACATCCGTTTTTAAACGTGCGTCAGAAGTAGATTGCCATGCGGCTGTATTAGAAATATAAAGACCAGTGCTAGAACCTGTATTTGTAAAATAAGCAACATATCCTGTTCCAGAATTTGAAGAATGTTGGCCATAAATTGCGGAATAACCGGCGGTAGTATTGTAAGTTGCTATACCTTGTTGGCCTCCTACAGCAGCAATATTAAGTTTGGAAGACCCCGGAAATGAAGTAGCACCTACTAACAAATTCCCACTAGCATTTAACGTCATTAGTGTATTTAAAGTTGCTGTATTCCCTGCTGTCCCTGAAATGGCAGAACCCCATACGTGATTTCCTGAATTCATGTAATACAATGCAGCAGTACCAGTTGTAGTATATATGTTGGCAGAACCATTCCAATAGACATTATTACTTAAAGAAACTGTACCTGTGTCAGAGGCTACTGCACCTACTGCGTTAATTTGCAACGCTCTGTAGCTTGAACTCCAAGCACTAGGAGTTACACCCAAGCCTAGGTTACCTGATGCGTCTTTAATCAGTCCACCGTTGCCTACATTAAGCGTGTCTGTGCTTGCGTCACCGAGTATGGTGTTACCCGTTGTGGTGAGGTTGCCCTGTATTGTTTCTGCTGGGCTAGTTATACCAACCGTTCCATCTAAAACTATAGCCATTATGCGCTCCTTACCATTGATGCTGAGAATTGAATGTTTTGCAATCCTTGATTTAAATTAATAGCAGCAGAAAACCAAGCATATAATTCAATGTAATCAGTAGAGCCATTGCAGTAAACTAAAGTAGATACATTAGAAACAGGGTATGAAATAGATGCTGCAAATACTTGATTGCCAGTTTGATATGCTGACCCATTTTTATATATTTCAGCCCATCCAAATTGTGTTGAAGTAGTTGAGCCAAACATTACAGAGCCATTTACTTGATAATAACCAGCAACAGTTGGAGTAAAACGACTAGATGCAAAATTAGAATTAGTGTCAAAGTTTTCTACATCTAAAGTTACTTTAGTATGTGTTTGTGAAGATAAAGATTGAGCAGAGTTTAAATACACACTTACTGCTGGGCCATTTACCATCATAGTGCCTGTTGTTGTAGGCAGAGTAATAACCGTACTTCCTGATACTGCTGGTGCGTCTAGTGTGACACTACCCGATGTATTCCCTGCTATTATGACACCGCTCATTATTTATTCTCCAACGCAGATAGTCGTGTTGTTAAGTTTTCTATTAGGGCTTGTTGTTCTTGCAAGGCTTTGACTAAATGAGGTGTTAGTCTTGAATAGTCAAGTTGCCACATATCTTCTTCTGTTTTACCTTTAGTTACTATTCCTGTTAAAACAGGCTCTAGCTCTTGAGCAATAAAACCATAATCTTGATGTAAGTCACCTTCAGTCCAATCGTATTGACGAACTTGAACTTGCATCAATTTATCTAAAACTGGGTCAGCATCAACAATATTAGACTTTAATCTTAGGTCAGATGTAGTGTTATAAACAACAGCATTTGTAATTCCCACTCGTTCAATTGAGCCGATTGAACCACCACCAGCACCAACAAACGAAATAAATCTAGCACCAGACGCATTTTCACTGTCCTGTATACCGATTCCTTTTTGTATTAATCCATTAAATCGAACAGACTGCTTACCAGAATCAGCCTGAGTTGTAGTCCCCACCAACAAATTCCCACTAGCATCTAGGCGCATACGCTCTATACCAGTTGTTGCAAACTGAATTGCGCCTGTTTTAGAGTTGCGAAAATCAATATCAGTACCGTTGTGGTAAACATATCCACCAAGAGTTCCACCTATACCTAAATTTAATATAGATGTTGTTGCTCCTTCAATTGTAACGTTTCCACGGTTTGCTGCGTTGTTATAAGCCGTTGTTCCATTAACAATTACATTTCGTGAGGCATCTACAGTAATCGCAGTTGTCCCTGCCGTCTGTATGTTTAAGATACCAGTATTATCTGCTGTGGTAATTACACCACCAACTCCGCTTGTAGAGGCATTTATCGTTGAAGCCATATTTTTTCCTTTATAAAACTACCCATCTTGAGCCACTAGGCACGGTTACCGTTACACCACTTGCTATCGTTACTGCGCCTACAGAACTAGCTGAGTAGCCTGAAGGGATGGTATAGCTTGCACCAATTGTCATGTTGTTTATTACTAAACCGTTTGTTGCTGATACTACTGAACCTGTTACCGCAGCCGTTGCTGTTAAGTTAGTTGAGGTAACTGAAGTCAAGCCAGCTAGTGTAGTAGAGCTACTGCCTAAGCTGATTGCTGTCGTACCTACCGTTACAGCAGAGTTAGTTAGCTGACTGTTACCAATGCCACCTAATGTGCCACCTAAAGTTAAGTTGCCTGAGCTAGTGACTGTGCCTG